AATGACAATAACAAAAGACCAAATTAACTCGAAAGCAAAATTCCTTGCTCTTTATTCTCTTTTATCGCAATACGACCAAGACGAGATGGCAACCTTGATTTTGGCTTACAGCGATGAGATTAAGAAATTGTTTCCAGCAGAACCACAAGCCGTAACCGAAAACAAAAGACGAATGAAAATTCGTATGCTCCGAGGATAGTAAATGTCAGAAGACAACAAATGGTCAAAGCCCGCATCTCCACCACCTCCTCTCTTTCTGGGAGAGAAGGAGCGAAATCTTGTTAAACAAGTCAATGATGAGATCATCGAAAGGGTCATCGGCCAACAGGTCCTTTACTTTCCAATTGATATGTCTCGCACCAACTTCCATCCGGTATATGGCGAGGCCATTGAAAAAACTTTTCTTCATCCAATCAGAGTCTATGCTTTAGTTGAGTATGGTGGAGTTGAAACCTCTTTCCTTGAAGGTATTGGCTTGGATAAGTCAACAAATATCACAGTGAACTTTCATAAACGAAGATTAACCGAAGATCAAGATCTTTTCGTTAGAGAAGGTGATTTCGTACGATATGGAAGTATTTACTATGAGATAGTAAAACTTAATGAACCTAAACAACTTTTTGGACAAATCGAGCATAGATTCGAGGTGACTGCAACCTGTATTAGAGCAAGAGACGGAGTATTCAACGGTGAGTGAAGTAGAAGAGATACCATTTTTACCATCAACAATTGAAACAATTGATGTTGGCTTTTACAACTGGGTAAATGAAAGTTTGGATCTTCATACTAACACCAACTCTGGGTGGAAAAAAGTACCTTGCTTATGGCTCTCGGCAGAAAGAGTTTTTCAAATTAAGAACGATAAAGATTTAAGAGATTCTTCTGGTAAGCTTAAACTGCCCTTGATTACGGTTACTAGAGAATCAATGACAAAGGACCCGTCTTTCAGAGGCACACACTATGCTCACTTACCAGAGAACAGTGATTATAAAGGTGGCGCCACAATAGTTTCTAGAAGAATAGTACAAGAAAAAACAAGAAATTTTGCAAACGCGGATAAAGCTAGAGAATTAAGTAGTGGAGACGAGACAGGTAAATCAAATAACAAAAAAGTTGTTTATGAAACCATTGAGATGCCCGTTCCGACCTATGTCACATGCAATTATAAAATCACAATTAGAACTGAATATTTACAACAAATGAATGAACTTGTCACACCTCTTATTACAAGAACCGGAGGCGTAAATCATTTTCTTTTTTCAAACGACGGCCATCGCTTCGAGGCATTCATTCAGCAAGATTTTAATCCGGACTCAAATATAACCAATTTGGGCGAAGATGAGCGTTATTTTCAAACCCAAATATCTATTAAAGTTCTCGGATATTTAATGGGTGAAGCCGGCAACAGAGAAAAACCAAAAGTTGTCGTCAGAGAGAACTATGTTGAAGTAAAAATGAGCAGAGAAAGAGTAATGATTGGAGACCAATTACCTTGGAATACTGTAAATAAACAGAAATACCGACAATAATTACTATTGATCTTCATCGATACTATTTAATATGATTATAAGTTTATAAGGAGTATATTAATGCCTAGAAAATTTGACTTTATTTCACCCGGCATCCAATTAACCGAGGTTGACCAAAGTACAGTTCCTGCGCAATTGCAAGACGATGGACCTCTTTTGATTGGACGTGCTCTCCGTGGCCCCTCGATGAAGCCAATCAAAATTAATTCATTTGACGATTTTGTTACCGTTTTTGGTAATCCTGTTTATGGTCCACAACCGGGCCCAATGGATGTTTGGAGACAAGGAAATACCATTGCTCCTACATATGCTGCTATTGCAGCCGAAGCATGGCTTGCAGCAAACGATTCACCAGTTACTTTTATTCGCCTTTTGGGTGAAGATTCTGATAGTGCAACTCATGGTATCGGTACTGCCGGATGGAATACAGCTAAAGATTTAGATACGGCTTATTCTGCTTCTGGTGGCGCTTTTGGTCTTTTTGTCGCTCCTTCAAGTTCAAATCCTCAAGCAAATGCAACAGGATCTTTGGCTGCTATATTTTATGTGAATGAAGGTTCTATTGAGCTTTCTGGAACAATTGCTGATAATGCCGGAACTACTCAGGGTACAGGTTCTGCTACAATGTTTGCTTCTTTAGGCAGCGGTAATGCTGCGACTTTTAGAGCGATTATTAAAAATTCAAGTGGTACTGTTGTTGATAATGTCGTATTTGACTTCAATCCCGGAAGCAAGAACTATATTAGAACTGTTTTCAATACAACTCCACATAAAGTTACTACTGCAATCAATGAAACATCTGATCTCAAGACATACTGGTTAGGTGAAACTTTTGAAGAAATGCTTAATAGAGATGGCTCTTCTACCGGAACTGCCGGACAGCAATTGGGTATCGTCCTTGGTCTTGCTTCCGGATCTACTGGTGTTGTTCCCGGCGCTGCTCGCCCAACATTGACAGAATATTCAGATCATCAATTTGGTGCTATTGCTGCTAAATCTGGTTGGATTATTAATCGCGATCCTTCTGAGGACAATACAAGCTATACTCCAGAAAATGCTGAAAAGCTATTCAGAATTATTGCTCTCCATGAAGGCAAGGCTTTCCAAGACCAATATTACTGTGCTATTGAAGGACTTAAACTTGGAACACAAGTTAATAAGAATTCAACCTTCACTCTCAGCGTTTATGAGTGGGGAACCAATCGTCTTATAGAGCAATTCTCAAATCTTTCTATGAATCCAGTGTCAGATAACTACATTCTTAAAAGAATTGGTGATATGAACATGGTTTGGGATGCCGCCGATAAAAAATTCAATATGGTCGGAAAATATAATAATCAATCTGATTATATTCGAATTGAAATGGCCGATGCTCTCAAAAACGATCAACAACCACAAGACGAATATGCTCTTCCATTCGGTTTTTATGGTCCGCAAAAATTCAAGAGCTTCTGTCTTTCCGGAAGTAATGCACGACCTGTTGATCCAAATGACTATAGTTCAAATCTTTTGACCGCCATGGTTGTTGGCTCTGGTAATCTTCCCGGTGTTCCAGAAGAGATTGCTGATGCTGATCAAAGTGGTTTCGCTCTTGTTGGCTCAAAAGATGGAGCAGATGAAAGAATTGTTACTTTTAACTTTCCATCTTTGAGATTGACAACTGTTAATTCCAAGGGTGTTCAAGATTCGAATTATAAAGTAACTGATTTCTTTGGTATTAATCAGCAACTTTCAGCATCCAGTGTGTTGGATCAATCTTATAGAGATTTAATCCGTGCAATGCCTTATAATTGGGATGCTCATACAACATCTGATGAAACCGTGACCTCTTTCATTTTTTCTTTGGATGATGTCGTATATGATTCGACAAATGTTGAGGGTTATTATCTTTCTGGTTCTCGTTTAGCTGGTACTTCTTATACAGCGACTAATGGCGACCAAGCACTCCTTGATGCAAAGATTAAGCGCTTTATTGTTCCTTTATTTGGTGGCTTTGATGGTCTAAATATTAAAGAACTTGAGCCTTTTAATAACAGAAGTGGTGTCATTGGAAGTACAGAATCTACAAGTTATACTTTCTATTCTTTGAACAAAGCATTAGACATTGCCAGTGACCCAGAGAATGTTGAAATGGATCTTCTTTTGATGCCCGGTATTAATAATCGAGATATTACTAACAGAATGATCGATATCTGCAATGATAGACAAGATTCTCTTGCTATTATTGATCTTCAAGACGCATATTCATCTTCAGCGGAAACCACACCCTCTCAAGAAGGCAAAGGTTCATTAGCAAGTGTTATTTCTGCTGTTCGTTCAAGAAACTTTGATTCATCATACGCTGCTGCTTATCATCCTTGGGTTAGAGTTCAGCAGAAAGGTGATACAGTTGTAACACCTGTTCCTCCTTCAGTTGCTGCTTGTGGTGCTCTTGCAAGATCTCAAGCATTGAGTGCTCCTTGGTTTGCTCCTGCCGGATTCAATCGTGGTGGACTTACAAACCTCGGCGGAAATGCTGGACCAAGCGTTCTCTCTGTTGTTGAGACAATGAACAAAGCAAATCGTGATGATCTTTACGAACTTGATATTAACCCAATTGCTCGTCTTCAAGGAGAGTTTGTAATCTTCGGACAGAAGACGCTTCAGCAAACTCCATCAGCTCTTGACAGAATTAATGTTCGTCGTATGATGATCTATCTCAAGAAGAGAATCGGCAGAATTGCTAATACTATCCTGTTCGACCAGAACATTCAAGTTACTTGGAATAAGTTCAAGAGCAAATCAGAACGTGTTCTCAATAGAATTAAAGCACGAGGCGGAATCACAGAATTCAAAGTTATTCTTGATTCAAGTACAACCACTCCAGATCTTCAGGACAGAAACATCCTCTATGCCAAGATCTATGTGAAGCCAGCCAAAGCAATTGAATTTATTGCAGTTGACTTTGTAATCACGAGATCCGGAGTTCAATTCTAATGATCTATACTA